GGCGTTTATTGACCTTGTATTAGTGTCATGTCGAGTTACTCGACTTTCGTGGCACTCTTCTTGTTACAATTGCGTTTCCGAACCCGAGGTGGTCTTTTTCTCGGTATCTGTTGCGGTTGGTTTGTTGCTCCGGACCCACTCTGTGAGTCCAATGTGCAAGAAGGTGCAGAAATAGTCATAGGCTCTTTCGAACTCTTGGACGGTTGGGTCACCCGCGTCTTCTGACCGGTCCCTTTGCATCCGTAACATGACTGCTTCGTCAATGGCTTTGCTGAGGTGTGGCCACCACATCTTTGTGATGTTGGCGTTGGCCAGCTCTTGGTTGGTTTTGGTTTCTCCGTTGTTAAACATAGTATTTCAGTGTGTATGGCACGATTCCCGGTGGTTGTACAGACGCCTTCTCCGACGATGCTCTCTAATTTGTCGGGATGGTCACTAGTGTTTTCATACACTATAGGCATTTGTAATGGAAACTCTCCTGTTACAGCCTGTAATTGTTCAACCATTCTTAGTAATTCATCCTGGCTCCAATCCATAACCTTACAAAACACAGATGTTATCAGATCTCCATCCCGCTGCGGCCAAGCGTTAGTCGCAGTCAATTTCCAAGCCTCGTCAGCGGTCATGTTTTTGACAGCGCCAAGCTTGCTCAATTCAATAACTTTGCTTGCCCAATGGGATATTATGGGTGTTTTGTGGTCAGTTACCATATAACCAGCAGCTTTATTAAAGGCTGCTTGTTCCACAGGTATGGTTTTATTCGTGGATATATGTAACTTTGGTATTGTTCTCTTGGGGTCTTGGAATGAATCGTCGCTTGTTAACGGTGCGACTAATATACGCCCGAGGAATGGCACTGGTTCATTTGGATAGTGTGTAGCTATCTTAACATCTAGACCCAGTGTCTTGGACACACTCTCTATTGATTCTTTCAATGAGGCGATATTGGGTGTAAGTCCATCATCTCCGGCATATATTCCTAATCTCTTCCAGGCTTCATGTTTGGAAAAACGCATTTCCCTCAGTGCGGAGTACACGATGTAAGCATTAATCATCGTATTGCCATCAGTCGTGATGGGCGATCCACTTCGTGTTCCCCAACCAGCATCATATTTAAATCCGCTGGTGGTTCGTGCTGTTTGTTGAAAGACTTGGTCAAAATCATGTTTGAATTGACCACTATCGTTCGGGTTGCACCACCGCATATATGCGGCTAATACAACTTGTTTCTGCAAGAACTCTGATATACTTCCGTCGAAACGTGTGTAATCAGTGTCAATATAACCGTCTTTTCCAAAACGACGTATTATCATTAGCAACTCTGATGGAACCTTTCCAGGCGCATACCAATCAAAGTGCTTCAAAACATCAGTCTTGAAAGCGATTGTGAAACGACTCATATCGATAGTTAGTTTAGGCTTCATGGTGGTTATGATCCTAGGATCAGAAGTGCCATTGTAAGCCTCAGCCTTGTTGAATGTGTCCAATGAATTTGGTGGATTTGGACCCAGACAATCGAACACTTGTGTAGCTCTCATCCGCTGCGCGTTCTTATTTTGTATCTCGATGACCTCTTCGTATGTTATGGGGCGGCCGCATCCACTAACGGGAACCATTAAATTAATGAACTCCTCTGCATAAATTTTAAAATCTCGGTGCGGTGTGATGCGGTTGATGATGTTCAACACTCGTCCTTGGACAGCTGCCAATTCGTTATTTGGATGCTTAGCTGGTAAATAAGCAGGTTTAGCTGCCAAAGGTGTTGTGATCAACTGACAGGTTGGTTTGCTGTCGAGTGTTACATACGGTCCCAACGCGGTGTAAGTCGTGGGTATCGTCGTCGTATGTATCACATTTGGCTCCCACTCGAAGAGGTGAGGTATGATCTCATGAAGAAGGGCTGATGTTACTTTGGGGTCGTCCAGGTGCACTGGAATCGGTATCTTTTGTTCTCGCATTATACTCTTCTGATTGAGTAAAAATGCCTCGATATCACCAATTTCAGGGCTCGTGGTTTTCTTTGAACGTAGTCGGTGGACTAAAGCTGACACCAATCTCCCTTTTAGATTGACCTCATATAACGATGTACCCATTGATAATGAGAGATCATCAGTTATATGGTTATGTATGACGTTAACGGGCCCACTGGAGAATTTCTTTCTCTTGATTCCGTTTTGCACAGTGAGGTGGCTGTAGTATGGCCATGGTGTGTGTGTTCGGGGCATCAAGAATATAATTCTTCTACCAGGGGATCCTTCGATTTCCTTTTGCGTAACGTCATAAGTCAATAAGCTTCCTTCTTCATCCACTTTCGTTATACAGTCCCCGTCATAATTCCAGATGTAGTGGGCATATTCAGCCCCACCGCGCACGCGGTAATAAACCATGTCATTTAAAATTCTAAAAGTATGTTCATGGCTTGATCCAGAAACTGTAGTCGGAACAAAAGTGTATATCAAGATGGGTTTAAACAGATTTAAATATCGATTCATATC